TTCCTTCGATGACAAAACCGCAATCGTGATTAAGTGGGCTGAACTCATTGCAAACGGTGCGAGCAGGACAAAAGCAGCTGAGGAAGTCGGCTATCCGACGATGATGCTTAACCGATGGTTGATGTCAGAACCTGCACTACGTGTCGAGTTCCAGGAAACTGTTGGTAAGAAACAGAATAATTGGGGTGGACGTAAGAGTTTTGAACAAATCATCCAGCCGATTCGTGATGGCAAAGCAGTACAGCGTGATGGTGCCAGATGGAAGGTGCAGATCGTAGACAGCGCATTGATGCGCTACGAACTCGATGGCGCAAATTCATGGCGCTGTAAAGGATTCGCCACATTCAGTGGTCCTGATGTCCTGGCTAAAGATTGGACAATAATCGATGAAGTTTGAACAAGTAATACAACCGCTGATGCATGGCAAGCCAATCACACGCGCATGCTTTGACCACGATGTCTACATTCGATACTCCGACCTGTTCGAGGCATTCGTGATGCATACTGGCGATGAGTCAAAGACCTTACAAGGTCTTACACTAGATCCTGAGTCGATGTTTGCCGATGACTGGATGTGGGGCGAAGATCACCCGGTTAAGGATGAGATTACATGGACGCAGACAAAGTCGTAAGGAGCATCATGGCGAAGCCATGGGCAAACACCTACAGCCTACTAAAAGCAATCGGGGCGTCGAGTCAGGTCATCGATGAGACGTGGCGCGACTATCGTCGCAAGTACATGCGCTCACAGCGATGGCAGGACATTCGCACTAAAGCACTCGAACGCAGCTGTAGGACGTGTGAGCAGTGTGGCCGTCGACAGGACGACGGCTACAAGCTCGATGTCCACCATGTGACGTACATTCGCCTCGGTGGCGAGCAGATGGAAGATGTGCAGGTGCTGTGCTACATGTGCCATGGACAAATGCACTATCGACGCAAAGTGCGTCAGGATGCGCCAGAATAGACACATGGCACGTCCAATAGCACATGATGAAGAGACAATCTCGCGAGTAGAAGCTGCACTTTTAGCAGGTCAGACTCCGTTGGTTGTCTCTCGTCTTTATGGTTTACCGAGATCCACGGTCTATAAGATTCGTGGTCGTATGTCGACAGATGTCACCAATCAGCCACAAGTTAGTGACATGTCACAAACTGCAAAACCTGCAAAAGGTCCATCAGTATCACTTGATGATCTGCTGGCATCCGTCCTAGAGGACAACCTCAAAGCATTGCAGGTCATCGCCAGGACGACACAAAGCGAGAGATACATCAATGGACAAAGCGCCGCGCAGATTGCAGCTCTCTACGAGAAGATTGCAACTTTCTCGGTTCAACTTCTCTCCGCAGCCGCCGAAGGCACAAACGAAGACTAGCGCACAAACGTCGACCTGTTATCTCGACTACTTGCGAGATACGTTACCGGCTGGATGGTCCTACACAGCGCGTCACCTCATCGCCATCGCTTCGCACCTGGACGCAGTCGAGCGCGGTGAGATTGACCGACTCGCGATTCACATGCCACCGAGACATGGCAAGACCGAGACGGTCACCGTTCGTTATGGCGCCTATTGCATCGAGCGTGACCCGGGCGCGAATGTGTTGGTGACTGCTTACAACGAACGCATCGCGAGACGGTTCAGTCGGAAGTCACGACAGATTGTTTCGTCCAGGACAAAGCTCTCGAAGGACAATGCCGCACAGGACGAATGGTCAATGCCGGAAGGAGGAACCTTCATGGCGCGTGGTGTTGGGTCTCCACCGACTGGTGTGGGCTTCAGACGCATCATCATCGATGACCCGATCAGGAGTCGCGAGGATGCCGAATCCGCGCTATTCCGTGACAAAGCGTGGGACTGGTACACGGATGACCTTTACACTCGACTTGAACCGAAGGGCGCTCTCATCATCGTCTCGACACGCTGGCACCATGATGACATCACCGCTCGCGCAATCTCATCGGAGCCTCATCGATGGACGGTGTTGAATTTGCCAGCCATCGCGGAGGAGTCTGACCAGATCGGTCGAATGGCTGGCGAAGCTCTCTGGCCTGAACGGTACGACGTCAAGGAACTCGGACGCATCAAGGAGGTCATGGTCGCGAACTCAGGAGACTATGGCTGGAGTGCTTTGTACCAGCAACATCCGACGCCACGTGAAGGAAGTTTCTTCAAGACCGAACGCATCACCATCGAACAGGCGACACCGAACATCGCGAAGATGTCTCGCGCCTGGGACCTCGCAGCCACAGCGGGAAGTGGAGACTACACCGTCGGCGTGAAGATGGGCCGTGACACTGATGGTCGCATCTGGATTCTCGATGTCGTGCGGGGGCAGTATGATACTGACCAGCGGGATAAGATTATCCAGCAGACAGCTGCACTCGATGGCAGATCAGTGAGAGTAAGACTGCCACAGGACCCCGGGCAGGCTGGCAAGAGTCAAGCGATGCACATGCTCAGGCTCCTGCATGGCAGTTCGGTCAGCATCAAGCCAGTGACTGGTGCGAAGGATACGCGAGCGGAACCGTTCGCATCGCAGGTCGCTGGTGGAAACGTGTACATGGTCACAGCTTCGTGGAACAAGCAGCTGCTCGATGAGCTTCGCGTGTTTCCCCTGGGGAAGAATGACGACATCGTCGATGCTTTGACGGATGCGTACGACGAGCTGGTCGGTCGTGGCGGTGGGTGGGGTGCATTGTAACCGATGATAGGAACACAATAGGATTATGGGACTCTTTGACCGCTTTCTCGGAAAAGCAACGGCCTCACCTTCTGCACTGCTTCCGCCTCCGCTAATCCAGCGACAGACGTCCTACTTCACTGGTACAGGTAACGGAGACTTTTGGAGTCTCCTGACACGTAACCTTCCAGGCTCAAACTACAACTGGAGGAATCAGGCTGGCGACCTGATGTTAAACAGCATCGTGGCCATTGGCATGGACTGGTACATCCGCAACTGGAGTCAAGGTGTTCCTGTCGTTCGGCGTCCGATGCCTGATGGACAGGTCGAGAATGTGGCAGACCACCCGATCATACAGCTGCTCTCACAACCGACTCCTAATGTTCCACCATCGCTCGTGTGGTCGTGGATTATTCCCGACTATCAACTCCTCGGAAATGCTTACTTCCGCAAAGTCCGCGTGTCTGGTCGTGTCGTTGGTCTGCAATACCTCGCGGCTGACATGGTGCGTCCTGTTGGCAATAAGGTGAATCCTCTACTTTATTACCAGTACACGGTCGATGGCACGTCCTATAACGTCGCGCTTGAGGACATGATTCACATCCGATACGGTCGAGATCCGCAAGATTCGCGATTTGGTCGCTCTCCTGTGACATCTGTTCTTCGAGAGATCGCGACAGACAACGTCGCTGCGAGTGCCGCATTCGGTATGGTTCGACATGGCGGCATGCCATCGATGATGGTTGGACCAGACTACAAGGGCGGTGTCGAAGACCTAAGCGAAGACGACGCACGTCAAACGAAGGCGAAACTACAGCAGGACTTCACGGGTGACAGTGCAGGTTCTGTCCTGGTGATGACTGGACCATTCAAGGTCGAGAAGGTCAGCCATAAGCCAAGTGAGATGGCGTTCGACGAAATCAGGCGCAAACCGGAGGAGCGAGTCTGTGCCGCCATCGGTCTCAATCCGTTGGTGCTTCAGCTTGGCAGTGGTCTCGAGAGAGCCACATACAGCAACCTTGAGCAGGCTACACGTTCGGCATGGACCGATGGAATGATTCCGCTGATGCGTCAGATGGCAGAAGCATTGACCATTGCACTCCTTCCAGACTACGAAGAGACTCAGCCAGGAGATTATTTAGAGTTTGATGTGACGAATGTCCCTGCACTCCAGGCTGACTTGAATGAGGACGCTGAACGCGCTGAGAGACTTTATAAGGCTGGCATCGTTGACCTCGCAACCGCGAAGCGTGTCGCAGGCGTGTCGCCTTCGGACGATGACCTCGGCTATTATCATCCAACGGCTGTGCCTGTGCAGATTGGCGCACAGGAACTTCTGGTCCCTGATGCTGCGCCAGTGTCGACAGCACGAACTGCCGATGAAACTGCAAAGTTGGTCGGTGCTGCCGGCGCTTTGATTCGTGCTGGATTTGAGCCAGAAGCGGCACTTCAGGCTGTCGGTCTGAACTCCATCCAGCACCTCGGTCTGCTACCTGTCACGGTACGGCAGGAAGAGACCAAAGCATTCGATGACGCATCTGAGCCAGGACTGAAGTTCTTTCCTTCCAAAGAGATGAAGGAGGAAGCACAACGCGCCATCGAGTGGCGTGATGCTGGTCGTGATGGAGGGACAGCCGTGGCATGGGCGCGAGCGAATCAGATCATCAGCGGAGAGAAACTGAGTGAGTCGACTGTCCTTCGGATGTATTCGTTTTTCCGACGTCACGAAGTAGACAAGCAGGCCGAAGGATTCCGACCAGGTGAGGAAGGTTATCCTTCCGCTGGTCGTGTCGCATGGGCTGCATGGGGTGGCGATGCTGGATATCGCTGGGCTACAGCTGCGCGTAAAGAGATCCTCAAGAAAATGGCACCGAAGGAAAACGGGAAGTCATATCATCCGTACTATGGTTACGAGCTGACAGACGCCGATGCCTGACATCTATCAAGTCAACGAGAGCTACAGGAACAAGCTTCGATACCGTGAAAATGTCGCACTCGCGGAGATGCGCCGGACATATGGCGTCCTCCAGGCTGACAACCTACAGCGCCTAGAAGCGGTGACAACCGCCATCGAGGCAGCACAGGCATCTGGTGAGGACATCAGTGGCCTCAGCGAGTACATGCTCCGCCTCGAGGCTCTCAACACTCAGATGGCCGAGCAGGTCACGCGCTGGGCGCCACAAGCGACCGACATCGCAACAGGCGGACAACGACGTGCGATTCAGTTGTCGCTCGACATCCAGGAGGACCTTGTGCGAGCGGTCGCTGGTATTCCTGATTCGGTCTCGCTCACTGCTGATTTGATGTGGAACAGACTACCAGTCGAGGCCATAACGAACGTGGTC